AAAGAACTCCCATTAAAATATCAGAAAAAAGCATTGCGATATATTAATAAAAATTACGGTTTAAAAAAGAAAAAAGCCGATACTGACAATATCGACTTCAAAAACTAACAAAACTAATATTAACAATAGAAGTATAGCACTTAGAAAGGAAAAATGCAATATGGTAACTGGTAATTTAAAAATAAATGCAAAATCAAAAATAAAATTAAATGCAAATAATCTGCCCATTGAACGGGAAAAATCTATAGAGAACAGAATAAAAAATTATCTCAAAAAAAATAATATATATTATTTTAAAGTGCATGGAAATGGATTTCAGAGGGTAGGTATCCCTGATATAGTGGCATGCATAAATGGAAAATTTACAGGAATTGAAGTAAAGCGACCAGGTGGAAAACCTTCCCCTTTGCAAATAGCAAATATAGAGCAGATAAGAAATAACGGAGGAAGTGCAGAAATAGTATATTCATTTGAAGAAGCCAAGCAGTTTATTGATTCAGTGTTAGAGAAAGGACAAAATAAATGATAGATAACAGAATGCTATATGACTATCAGAAAGAAGTACTGGAATCAAGCAGTAAAAACTATCTATATCCACTTGATACTGGAACTGGAAAAACATTGATAGGACTGCACCATTATCTGAAATATGCAGAAGGAAAGAAACTGTTAATTGTAGCTCCGGCTGCGAAAGTAAAAGAAAAAGGCTGGGAAAGGGAAATAACAAAAATAACGGATTATTATAATATCAGTCCAATAATACATCAGATAATATCTTACGAAAGCCTTCATAAAGTAGATATTTCAGACTTATCCAATACCTACATAATATTTGATGAATGCCATTATGCCAAAAACTACAAGGCAAAGCGTTCTAAACTGGCATTAAAAATATCAAGATTAGCGTATGGATTTGTACTATTATCAGCAACTCCCGCAAGTAATGGATGGATTGACACGGTCAATTACTTTGTAATGATGGGATTATATCCAAATTCAACAAGAATGCTTAGAGAAAATGCAATCTATGAAGAACAGTATTTTGGAATAACTAAAGTACGGAAAATAGTGTCATGGAAAAATGAAAGGCTTCTGAAGGCACTTTTTAACAAGATATCTTCAAAAGCATTAAAAAAAGAAGAATGCCTGGAATTACCTGGAATAACATTTGAATGGGTGCATTTTAAAGAAAGCAAGGCATATAGAACAATTAAAAAGGACAGGATATATGAAAATGAATTATATGACACAATGTCCAAACTGATAGCAGGATTAAGATTAAATACTAATATACAGGACAAGCTGAACTATCTAAAAATGCTCAAAGAATCTACCGAAGATAATATCCTTATATTCTATAATTTTGAAAAGGAATATGAAGAAATATCAAAAATATTGAAAGTAGATTATGTTGTAAAAGGTGGAAAATATCACATTCCTGAACATTCTGAGTTCAAAAAAATAAAAAATACAGTAACACTAGTACAGATACAGGCGGGAGCTGCAGGAATAGAACTCCAGTACTGTAATACAGTAATATTTTTTACCCCAACATGGAGCTATCAGAACTATGAACAGGCACTGGGAAGGGCATTCAGGAACGGACAAAAAAATAAAGTGACAGTATATAGGTTCAGGACTGATGGAACAATAGAGGAAGATGTATACGAAGCACTGGAACAGAAAAAGGATTTTACAGAGCAATTATTTTTAAGAACACTAGGTAATATCCATCAAACTGGTTAAAAATTGATAAATCAAAAACTAATAAAACTAATAAAACTAATAAAACAGGAGGAAAAACAATGTTACAAGAAGCAATAGTAAATATACTGATAAATAAGATGAAAGCTCAGTATGATTTAGATCACTATGTTATAGCTGAGAAACATATCAAAAAGGACAGTATAAAAATAAAATTTGTACTGGGAACTGTAAGCAATACGGTTGAACGTAAAAAAGTATCAAATGGAAATGTAGCTTATTACAACATACTGGATAAGAGCTACAGAGAACAGGTTACAGAGAACAGTTTTGTACAGAAGTATCAGGACAGAGAAAATTTTAATGATATGGGTGACTGGACAGAAGAACAGATTAAGACATTATGTGAAGATATAGCTGAAGAAATAATAATAGAAAATACAAATAAGGAAAATAAAGGCAATCAATATTATGGAAATTCTAATAATACAATGAGGGACGCAGAAATTATTGAAGATGAAGAAGATGAAGAAGATGAAAAGCCTTCCGGTACTTCCAAGGCAATAGGATATAACAATGATAAACAAGAAGAGGAAGAGGAGGAAGGAAATGAATAATACAGAAAATAACTACAATACTGATGATAAGAACGTAACTGAAAATAGGGAAAAATATGTAGGAGGAAGTGACCTCCCAGCATTACTTAATATAAGTGACTACAAGACACAATTTGAACTGGCAAAAGAAAAAGCCGGGATAACTAAAATAGAAAATATTGGAAGTGAATATACCAAATATGGGCATTTAATGGAACCTCATATAAGGGAATATATAAACAATAAATTTGGATATAACTTTGCCCCAGCTACTAATATTGATAACAAATTAGGTATAAGAAGCAACTGTGACGGACTGGATCCTGAATCAAAAACTTTACTTGAAGTTAAAACAAATAAAGGTGATCTAGAAATGGAAGACCTTGAAACATATATAGTCCAGATTCAGTTATATCTATACCAGTTCAATGTTGAAAGCTGCATTCTTACACAATATAAGAGACCTGAAGATTTTTACAGAGGGATTCTTTTTGAAGAACAGCACGAGGATAAATATTTTAATACAGAATTCTATCCGGACAATATTACAACAATCACGGTTATCAGGAATGAAGAGAAAATTAAAAAAATACTGGATGAAATATCATTATTCTGGAAAAGGGTAGAAAAACTGAAAGAAAATCCTGAAATGACAGAAATAGAATATTATACGTCGGTTCCAGTTAACGGTCTTAAAAAAATAGATTACAAACAGGAGCTACAGAAAGTTGAAGTACTTGAAAATAAACTGATTGAAATGAAAAAAATTGAAGATGAAGTAAAAAAAGGAAAAGAAAAGCTGTATGAATTAATGGATGCAGTAGGGCTTAAATCATTCCACACTGACAAAATAATAATAAATAAAATAGCACCAGGTAAAAGAATATCAGTTGACAGTGCCAAACTTAAAAAAGAAGAGCCTGAAATATACGAAAAATATACTAAAACATCTAACATAAAAGGATATGTAAAAATAACAGTCAGAAAAAATTCAGAAGAAAAACAGGACATACAGAGGGAAATACTGGTATCTGAATCACTAAAAAAATTAGGATTATAAATTAAAAATAAAACTAGGAGGACAAATGAGCATATTGCCAAAAAATATAAATAAAGAAATCGATCTTACCCCAAAAATATTTCTAATCTGGGGGGAATCAATGAGCGGAAAAACTTATCTGGCTCGACAGTTTCCAAATCCATTAATAATAAATACAGATGGAAATGCAAAAAAAGTAGATACCCCCAGTGTTGAAATAAGTAAATTTACAGAATTTATAGAAGTAATAGATGCACTGGAAAAAGAACAGCATGACTATAAAACAGTAATAATAGATTTAGTGGATGATATTGAAATAATGCTTACTAACTACATATGTGAACAGTCAAAAGTTGAAGCACTGGCAGATATCGGATTTGGGAAAGGATTTGCTAAATTCAATCAGGTGTGGAAAAACTTAATGATGAAATTATCGCAGATGCCTTATAACATAATATTTATAAGTCATTTAATGAACAGTACAGATGAAAATGATAATCCAATACAGGTTCCAAGTCTTCCACAAAAACAATTAAATGCTTGTCAGGGAAGATGCGACTTGGTAATTCAGACAAGAAAACTGGGGACAAAATATATTGCGACAGTAACTGCAAAAAGAGACCAATATACTGAAGAAAATATAAAAGATAAACAGATACTACATATATTAAAACCAGTAATGGGATTATTACCAAGAGGACCAGTTAAAGGAGTTCCTATTGTGGATGGAGATATTAAGCTTGATAAGGATATCAATAAAGACATAAATAAGGAAACTAATAAAGTAGCTAATAACAGAACAGAATCAAATATGAGTAATAAAACAACAGCAACAGCAACAGCAACTATAAATACAAATAAAATAACAGGAGGAAATAAATAATGGGAATAATGGACTTATTACAGGAAATAGAATTAGAAGGATATAATGCATCAGAAGATGTAGCAAGTGAATTTGAGAATCTGCCCGATGGTGAATATGAAGGATATATAAGTGATTTTACTTACAGAGTAAATGATAAAGGGACAGAATGGTTCAGTTTTGAAATAACTATACCTACTGAAAATAACAGAAAATACTGGGCAAATTTATTTTTATCAGGAAAAATGGCAAAGGTGAATTTGAAGAAAATGCTGAACTACATATATAAGCTATCTGGAGTAGCAATGGAAAGTATGGATTTTGCGGATCCTGAAGCAGGAGCAGCAATAGCTAAGGAACATGTAAGCGGAGTATTCGTATATTTGACACTTAAAACAAATAAAAATGATTTCCAATCATTCACAATGGAACGTTCGGAAGGAAATTAATAACAGAATAACAAACATTAAATAATAGACATAAAGACTATAAAGGGGAGAATAACATAAAATAAATTCTCCCTTTTATAAAAGGAGTAGCAATGGAAAGTATGGATTTTGCGGATAAACAGTTAGCATTTTATGACTTTGAAGTATTTGAACAGGACTGGCTGGTAGTAATAAAAACATCTGCAGGAGTTACATATAAGATACATAATAATATAGAGGAATTAAAGGAAGTAGCAAAAAATATATCATGCTGGGTAGGATTCAACAATTATTTTTATGATGATTATATTTTAGCTGCATTGCTCCTGAATGCTAAGAACATAAAGGAAACTTCAGATTATATAATCTACGGAGAAAAGCTTAAAAAATTAAGAACATTAGTAAATAAATTTCCAACACTTGACTGCATGCAGGAACTTAATCCCAACAACAGTGTGTCATTAAAGGAAGTGGAAGCAAATTTGCTTGAAAATATACATGAAACCCCTATTGATTTTAAAATAAGAAGAAAACTTACGGAAGATGAAGTGGAAGAAGTGTTCAAATATTGCGAAAATGACGTCATAGCGACGAGTAAATTATTTGAGATACGTAAAGACTACTTTGATTCTAAAATGGACATAGTAAAGCAATTTGGGCTTAATAAAGAAGATGTTAGACTGACAAGGGCAGCACTTGCGGCTAAAGTTTTAAGATGTCGGAAAAAACGACTCCCTAATGATGAATATAATTTCAGATATGTTCCCGGACTGGATTTGACTAAAATCCCACAGGAAATAGTAACATTTTATGAAAATATAAGAAATGATTTTTTAGATGGAGCAGATCCTGAAGAATTAAAAACAAGAGGACTGTCATTAAAAGTTGCAGGAGTAGATCATGATTATAAATTTGGGGGACTTCACGGAGTAATAAATAATTTACTTTATGAAGGTCCGATACTATGTGTAGATGTAGGTTCATATTATCCCAGTCTTATGATAAATTTTGACTTTATAAGCAGAGCTTCAGAAAGTCCTGAACTATATAAAAATTTATATACTAAAAGAATGGAATATAAGGCAAAAAAAGACCCAAAACAACAGATATATAAAATACTTCTTAATGCTACATTTGGAGCAAGTAAATTTAAAGGAAACGATTTATATGATCCGGTACAGGTAAATAATATATGTATTAATGGACAATTGCTTCTGACTGATTTAATAATGGACTTAAAGGATCTAACAGTAGTCATTCAGAGCAATACTGATGGGATATACTTTGCGTATGATCCGAAAGATTTAAATGAAATTATCAGAATCTGTAAAGAATGGGAACAGAGATATAATCTTACCCTGGATTATAAATACGCAAACAAAATAATTCAGAGGGATGTCAATTCTTACGCTATAAGATTTGAAGACGGAAAAGTAAAGGCAAAAGGGAGATTTAAATACTTCAAGGGTGGAGAATTTGACAGAAATAATCTGGCAATAATAGATAAGGCAATGACCGACTACTACATCAATGACATTCCAGTATCCGAAACTTTAATGAATGAATACAGGAACAATAACATGAGCCTGTTCCAGCAGATAGCTAAAATGGGAAAGACCTATTCCCAGATTAAGCATGTTGTAAATAATGAATATCAGGATGTACAGAAGATAAACAGGATATTTGCCACTCATGATAAAAAATATGGTGGAATATTTAAAATAAAAAAAGATGAAGAGACTGGAACTGAATCTTATCAAAAAATAGCAAATGCTTCAGACAATGTGATAATTCATAATGAAGATCTTGCAACATTTGATAAAGGTAAACTGGATTTAAAATATTATAAAGCACTGATAGAAAAAAATATGTTTAAGGAAAGGAGGGCCTCAAATTGCATGGAACTGGAAACGATAAAGAAACAACCGATAATAACCGGAAAGGAACTGAACAAATTGACAGAGAAAATGAAGAAGGAAGAGAATCAGATGAAACTGTTTTAGAAGTAAATCTTGCAAAGATTCTGAAAACAAAATACATTGAATTGAAAGATAAGAAACCGGCACATTCATTTGATGTATTTGTTGAAGATATATCCACTGTAGAAGATGCTGGAATTATTATACCAAAGGACATAGTTGTCGTGGATTTTGACTCAAATTACCGTATCGCTACAAAAATACTTAACAAATATCCTACACTGGCAATAAAAACAACAAGAGGTATGCATCTATATTATAAAGTTCCTGATTTTCTTACAAATAATACTAAAATAGTTACAGCAATCGGAGTAAAGGTAGACTATAAGACAGGTAACAACAATAAAAAGGCTCTTGCTGTAATTAAACAGAAAGGTGTATTAAGAAAAATTATAAATACAGTAAAGAACAGAAATGAAATCCCAGAACTCCCGTATGGATTATATCCGCTATTCCGAGAAAAGAATGAGCTTACAGGACTTACGGAAGGAGATGGAAGAAATAACTGTCTTTATAAACATATTTTAAATATCCTTGAATCAGTAATACAGGAACTTGACAATGTTGGCGAGATAGTGGAATTCATTAATAATAATGTATTTGAAGAACCTTTGCTGGAAAAAGAGCTGGTCGCAATAATTAAATCAGCTTACGCCAAACATATGAACAATCAGAATACGGAAAATAAAAATGAATTCTGGAGTAATGGGAAAATTGATGTACATAAACTGGCAGAATATATCACTAAAATACTGGATGTAAAGCTATATAATTCATTTTTGTATTATAAAAAAGGTGAAAAATATAAAATGAATGTAAATGATTCAATTTTCAGGGAAATATACAGAAATAAGGAAATAAATCTAAAACTAAAAAAATCACAGGACAGTGAATTGAAACATCAATTAGCAAAAACAGCTGAGGAAATAGATGAAAATCAATATTTTCCAGTACAGTTCAGAAACGGATTTATTCTTGATGCAGGGGAAATAGTATCCATGAGCGGAGTATTTACCCCCTTTAATCTGGAAGTAGACTATGTTCCGGATGCATATGATGAAAATGTGGATAAATTTATAGACTGGTTTGTAACGGATCATGCCACAGGAGAATGCAGAAAAGATTTAAGAATGGTACTTGAAGAATTGTTAGGACATATTTTAATGACATCTGCATTTCCTCACAAGGTATTTTTCCTTGTGGCTAACAGCGGAAGCAATGGTAAAAGTACATTTTTAACCATGCTCAGTAACTTTGTAGGGGAACTTGGAAGTGCACTGGCACTGGAAGAGTTCAACAAGCCTGAAAACACTTATACCCTGCTTGGAAAGATTGCCAATCTGGGAGATGACATTGATGCCAATCATATAAAATCTTCCCGGACATTTAAAACTCTTGCTGCAGGAAATAAGATAATGGTAAAAAAATTGTATGAAATGCCGATTGCCATGAATAATACTGCCACACTGATATTTTCATGCAATGAAGTACCAAATTTTAAAGATAAATCGGGAGGAATTAACAGAAGACTGGCAATAATACCGTGTGATAATGTGGTTACTGAAATAGATTTAAAAATAGACCAGAAATTGAGTACTGACAATGCTAAATCATATCTTTTAAATCTAGCAATCAAAGGAATGAAAAGAATAGTTGCTAATGGCGGAAAACTTACGGAATCTGAAACTGTAAACAATGTAGTCAAAGATTACATCATTGAAAATGATTCAGTACTGTCATTCCTTGAAGAATTTGAAACAGAAAAAAACAGTATTGAAAATCTTACAACTAAATCAGCATATATGTTTTATGAAGAATTCTGTAAAGACAGCGGATTAAAAGGATATTCCCAGAATAAATTTACAAGAAAGCTTAAAGAACTTGGATTTGATATAGCTGTAAAATTTGTAAAAGGAAAGACACAAAGAGTAATAATTAAAAAAGATGCAGGGGAGAGTTGATAGAGTGGGTAATGAAAATAGTAAAAATATTAAAGATAGTAATAAACCACAGTTCATACAGATAAAATGTTATAACTGTGGGAAAAAATTATTAGAATTCAGATTAAAAGGCTCCCTGCATCTGAAATTAAAATGCAAAAAATGTAAGAAAATAAATAAGATTAATATTAAGTAGCTTAATTAAGTATTAGAGTGTTAGATATGAAATCAAAAGGAGAAATTGAAATTAAGGAGGAAGAATGTTAACAGAAGAACAAATTGAAGAAATGATAGAAGAGCTTGTAGATGAATACATAGAGATAGAAAACAATAATCTATGGATTAAGGAAGCTGAAAAGAGAAAAATGATAATTGATATTAAAATAGACATTTTAAAAAAAGTATTGGAGGAATAAGATGGAAAAAGAAACAGTTCTTGAAATAAAATTTATGCCTGTTTGGGATAAATGGGCATGGAAAGTTACGAAAAATAAATTAGATCCTGGATTTGAATTTGAATATTTAAAAAATAGTAATGCAAATATAATAAGACTGAATTTCGGTTTTGTTATAGATAATCGCTATTTAATAAATGATTCTGAAAAAGAAAAATTAGAAAAATCAATAAAATCTATCAATGAAAAATATGGTATTAAAAAGAGATGGCGGGCAGAATATAGTAAAAATTATTTCTATATAAATGAAATGTTTAAAATAAAATTTGATACAGAAAGTTACTGGGATATAGATAATAAACGATATGAAAACGGTAATTATTTTAGGACAGAACAAGATGCAAAAGAATATATGGAATACATAAAAAAGAAAAGCCTTGAATGGCACGAAAAGAGGAATGAAAATGAGTAGAGAAATTAAATATAGAGCTTGGCTCAAAGAAGAAGAGAAAATGGTAAATGTTGAAACCATGGATTTTACAGATAAATCAATGCAATATCTTGAAAAAAATGAAATTATTGATGCATATCTTTTAAGAAGAATGATTTTTGATGATGTAGAACTAATGCAGTATACAGGAATTAAGGACAAAAACGGTGTAGAAATTTATGAAGGAGATATTGTATTAATACGAATAGACAAAACAAATATTTTGCATAAAACAGTTGTAAAATTCAAACATGGTACATTTATAGCTGATATAATCGGTGATAATGATTATATATATTTATTCCATTTTGGATTTAACAAAGACGACTTTGAAGTTGTTGGAAACATCTATGAAAACCCTGAACTTTTGGAGGAAAAAAATGGCTAGAAAATTAAAGACCAGAATAACAACAAAACAGGCCAATAAAGAAGCTAAATTGAATACAGATGTACATATGCTGTTATTTTCAATATATAAAGCAGCCAATTTACTATTAACAAAATTCAAACTTCATAGGCAACTTGGAATCAACAGGGACAATCAGGATAAATTACTTGAAATTCAGAATATAAAAATAAAGAGTATGGAACATTACCCCATACTTGCTGAATTCAAAGGAATAAAAAGTCTGACTGAACAGATTACAAGAGCTATGTTTCTATTTCATAAAAAGGAAATGAGACAGAAATATAGCCTTGATTCCAAAATTTATAAAAATAATTCATTGCATGCAATATACTATGGATTAAGAAAAATTACAGATGAACATTATAAAGAAAAATGGAAAGAAGATTTACCCTGTGCAGATGAGGAAGTTGCAGATGCACTTGAAACTTTAAAGAATATAATTGTCAATTTTAAAGTAGTGCAGATATTTTCTGACAAAGATCTAGATATAGACAAAAATGTCAGAAAATATATCAGAACTTTGATAACTAAGTTCAACAAGCATTTTCTGCCGTACGTGACAGAAATAATCGAAAGCGGAAGTTAAAAAAAGGAGGAAAAATAAATGAGTAAAAGAATAGCCAAGTTTCTCATATTTGCAATATTAATTATATATGTCATGTACATAAGCTATAAAATTGATAACGCTAAAAATTTTTTAGAACTGGTCAAGGTGATTATTAAAAACACTTTATCAATTACAGTAGGATATATTTTAGTAAAAATTAAAGAAATGAAATAGACAGGAGGAAAAATAATGAAATCTGAATACATGAGTTTAGAAGAAATGGAAAAGAAAGGTATAGTAAACAAAAGAGAAGCAGAAAATTTTAGACTGGATGGGATACCCTGTCTAATAAAATTTGACATTGAAAAACTACTGAAAAGACAAGCAATACTAGATAAGAAATTTGATGAAAAGGAAACAGCTAGAAAAAGAACTGCAAAAAGAATAAAAGTAGCATATCTTGCAGAAGTAGGCGAGCTGATACAGGAATTAAAAAATGACTGGAATTATTGGAAAAATAGTACAAAAAAAATTAATAAGCAAAGAGTACTTGAGGAATTGTCGGACTGTTTACATTTTTTATTAAGTTATTTAAATTTAGTAGAAAAATATTGTATTGACAAAATTGATTATGAAATTAAGGACATTGAGCAAGCAATAATCATTCTTAGCGAAATTGAATGGTTATTCAATTCTCGAATATATAATGCTATGGAATATATTTTTAATTATGTAGGAGCAACGGAAAAAGAGTTTCTGAAAATACATCATCAGGTATGGTTAAGAAATATGAAAGAAAGAACAGAAGAAGAATATTAGTGAAAAAATACTAAATAAAATTTAAACAGGAGGAATATTAATATGAGAAAATTTAAAGTAAAGAAACTAACTCAGGAATCAATAGAACGTATAAACCAGATATTTAAAATAATAGAAATCAACACCGGAAACAGAAGGGACATGAAAAAAATAAATGAGAAACTGAACCAATACTTCAGGGAATATATGAAAATTGATATATCAGCATTTGAAGAAAAATATCCACTTGTAACTGACAGGGATTATACAGAAGTTGCAATTGAAAAAGCCACATTCCTGGCATGTCTCGGAATAGGACTGAGCTACGGAAAACTTACTGACAAGATGCACTTTAAACTGATTAAAAGTATACCTTTCCTAAAATTTCTGATTGATTATAAATTTGAGAATTTCGGAGCGGAAATATTCAGTAAATTAGGCTTGGATATCGAAGGATTTGACAGTAATGGAAATCTTCAGGTAAGAGAAAAAGAAAATATGACCGAAGAACAGAAAAAGGAATGGATTGAAACTATGAACTATCTGGGAAACAATATCATAAAGGCAGATCCTGGAAAAAGTTAGTACATAGACTGGAAAATAAAAGTATAGATTAATATTAAAAAATGAAAGGAAATATAAATATAAAATGAAGAAAATACTGGATGCATGCTGTGGGAGTAAGATGTTCTGGTTTGATAAAGAAAACGAGAATACAGTATTTATGGACAATAGATACTTTAATGATACCTTATGTGACGGTAGAACTTTAAAAATAAATCCTGACATTATTGCTGACTTTAGACATATGCCATTTCAAGATGAAAGTTTTTATCTTGTTGTATTTGATCCACCGCATTTATTGAAAGCAGGAGAAAATTCATGGTTGGCCAAAAAGTACGGAAAGTTGAAATCAGGCACATGGAAAGAGGACATAAGGCAGGGATTTAACGAGTGCATGAGAGTACTCAAACAAAACGGGACCTTGATTTTTAAATGGAATGAGGAACAAATAAAATTAAATGAGATTTTGGTCACTATTGATTTTAAACCTTTGTTCGGAAATAAGAGGGCCAAAACTCACTGGCTTGTGTTTATGAAAGAATAAGTTGAGTAACGTTGAGTAACGTTGAGTAAAAATAAATACCACATGGAAGCTATTTTAATAATAGAGTTATAGCTGGTTACAGTTAAGACTATTAATTATTAAATAGCTTCTTTTCTTTTTTCACATTTCAAGGTATAATTTAAAATAATAGGAAATAATTTTAAAAAGGAGTGAAGAAGAATGGGAAATGATAAAAGTCCATTGAGGATTATAAAAAATGAAAAAGAAAAAATAAATATAATTATTCCAATAGCTATTAATGAAGATTTTAAACAATATAATGATTCAAATATAAAAAAACATAGAAAATTTCTACAAAAATGATTTAACTTTTTTAAAAAATTTGAAAATTAAATATTATAAAAATAATAAAAATATTGTTATTACTTATGATGAAGAAGAATATATTTATGGAAAGGTATATTTTGTGAAATTAAAAGAATATAATAATGAATTTTTAAGATTTTTTATTGATAAAAATAGATTCACAAAAGAAGAATTAAAAGAAAAAAATTATATACTTAAAGGAAATAAATTTATTTATGATTTTGAAAGAATAATAGGAAAAAATATTGATATAATAAAAAATAGTATATTATTAAATGATAATAATACATTTGAATTAAAAAAAGATATATTAAAAGAAAAAGTTTTTGATTTTTTAAATGAAATTATTTCGGATTTAAATGAGTACATCCTAAACACTGACCAATAAACATAGAGATACCTTGAGTGGTATCTTTTTTCTTTCCCAATTTCTTCCAGCTTCTGTCCAGAACTTTTAATTTTATTTTAAACCTTACACATTATACATTTACCTTACACATTTTTTTAATTGAAAGTATTGATTTTATTGAGTTCTTATACTATTACACATTTTTTCTAAAAACTTTTATATTTTTCTATATATAATAATATATAATAATATATAATATATTTATATATACTTTCTTACTAAAAAAGTATAATAAGTATAAGGTATATGTACTAAAGTAGAATGTATAAGGGTTTGAACACCTTACACTTTTTTTGAAAATGTGTAAGATTTTAATAGCAAATGTATAATATCCTTATAAATAAAGGGATTGAAAATTTAAAATGTGTAAGGTTTACCGAAAATACTGGACTGGAGTATGTTTGAAGTGTATTAAAGTGTATTGAGGAGTAGACACTGGAAATAATTAAGAATAAAAATAATATGTAATTGACAATCACAAGATATTGTGTTATAAATTAATAGTAAAATGTATAATTAATGCATACATATATATTGAAAAAGTATTTTCCATAATGTTTTTAATGTTTTAGAATATTATGTTTTGCCAAGTATGCGATGTGACTTATGTCAGATATAAGTTCACTGGCGAATGTTCAAACAATAGTTTGTTAGAGTCTCACGAAGACCGTTAAGGTATAGCAATATACCTCAGCGGTCTTTTTTTATTTATTTTATATTTTAATTTAAAATTAATTTTTTAAAAGGTACTTTGGGAGAATTTTTAAAGTCCGAGGGTCTGGCGAGTCCCGGAAAATAAAAATTTTTTATAAAATTTCATGATTTTGTCGTGTCGGAACAGGGGGTGTAAGGATGATTAATAAGTTAGATTTTGATGAAACAATAAAAATCAGAGAACTGGCAGAAATATTAGGAATAAGTGAAAGACAGATTCAAAGATTGGTTAAAGAAAATGTAATTCATAAAAACGACAAAGGAAAATATTTATTTTATAAATCAGTCAGAAGTTATATTAATTATCTACGTGAACTTGAAGGCACTCCTC